GAACTGTCAGCCCCCGTCGCTCGTCGCCTCGGGTCGGTAAGCGTCCGGTGCGCGCCGTCCGTCTATCCCACGGGCGGCGCGCTGACCGGGTGGTGCGATGCTACGATCCCGGTATGCCAGACGACCCACGCACCCCCAAACCGCCTCAGCAGAAGCGCGGTGGTGGCGTTGGCACAGGCGCCTTCACCATGGTGCTCGACCACCTCAAAGAGGATCGGAACAGGGACGCCGAACAGCAGGCCGCTACGATCCTCGCGATGGAGCGCTCGCACCGCGCACTGATCTACGTCATCGGCGGTCTTGTCGTCGTTCTCGCCATCCTCGTCGCCGGCGTCGTTGGTGTTGGCGTCACCGGGAAGGTTCCAGGTCTCGGCGAGATCGAGGTCGTGCAGCCGCAGCCGTGACTACCGCAGCCGGCCACCGTCCGCCTTCACTCTTTCCGCGAGACTTCGAGCGCCACGCTTGATCCGCTCGATGTACAGGATCGCCGCCCCTTCTGTGCAATTCGGGTGAACGGGCCCAATGACCGGCCCCCACTGTGCCGCGGGGAGACGGAAGTTTGCGCCCGCGCGCTCCCTCGCTTCCAGGGTGGACACCCTGTAGAGGTGCGGATCCGTGTTCGGGCCCCAAATCCGCTTGCAATGCTTGCATGCGGTACGAGCCACCAGCTTGTACACCCTTGGGTCCTTCCCGAGACCCAACTGGATGGCTTGCTCCTTCAGCCGGACCCAGGCGCCCTGAGCGTGGGCGTTCACCAACTCGGTGCGCGCAACCCGGGTCATGTTGTTGACCAGGGCTGTGCCCTTCGCGGCCTCCTTGAGTTCCCGCCCCAGGGCTGCCACAGAGAGGCGACCCCGGTATCCGGCCTCGATGGTGCTCCGCATGGCGGCGAGTTCGTCACCAGACAGCGCGCGGTCCGCCTCGGCCACCACCCGCCACGCCTCACCCGTCCACTCGTGAGCGGGGCGCCGCATGTAGATCGCGGCGCGGCGTCGGAGGTACCGCACCGCCGCCTCGTCCTTTGGCGTCCACGGTCCCGCCACCCCATCCTTCACCAGTCGCGCGAGCGTCTTCGTCGACTTCGGCCGCTCTGGTGGCGACGCGAGCGTCTCAAGCTGGCGCCCGATGCGGTAGGAGACCTCAATCCATGAGGTGTCGGACAACTCCGGGGAGATCAGCCCCGCGGTTTCCAGCCTCCTACGCTGGTGCTCGGCACCCGCGGGACGAGCGAACCGGATCAGCATGGCAAGGGAATGATCCTCAAGGAGCGCCATCAGGACCCGCTCGCGCGCCTCCGTCAGCGGGAACAACTGCCCCCGGCCGTGCAGGTCGGTCACCTGGGCAATGAGCTTGTCTCCCCAGCGCGCCCAGTCCTTCCGAGCCAGGCGGATCAGCTGGAACAGCTCCGGCAGCCGGGGATCGTCACCCTCGCCGTCGTCGTGGACGTGAGCCTTGAGCATCGAGGTCAGCCCAAGGTGGGCCGCCAGGCCGTGCAGGAGCGCCGGGTAGTCGGACCGCTCCACACCATCCAGGCGCAGGCCCACGTCGAGAGAGCTCATGCCTCACCGTCCACCAGTGCCGCGAGCTCGGGGCCCACATCGAGGTCGTGAAGACTGCCAGCGTGGGTACTCACCAGCTGCGCCAGGAGGTCCCCCGGCGTCATGTCTTCGCTCGCCGCCACCTCCAGGAACGCCTCTGGTGAGCAGCTCCGACACGCGGGGGGGGCATCGATCATCGGTTCCATGCGGGTTCTGCATCGCATGCAGAGGGCGACGGGCACGGGCCCCTCCACTCGGCCGAGCCGATTTAGCCAGGTGTGATCCATAGGTTGGTAGCCGTCAACTCGTCGACGGATCGCGCGGCGAGCCCCCGTCGTCGTGTGCTCCTGGTAGGCCCACACCGAGGTGCTGTGGTGTGTTTTCCATCCGAACCCGAGGTGCCGCAGCGCTCTTTGTAGCCACATCATGCGTCCCACCAAAGAATGAAACCAAGGATGTCCGTCAGATCTCGCTCCCTCACGGCCACCATGTTCGACACGTTGGCGTCCACGCTCGACACCTTGCCCGGCTTCGCCGAGTACAGCGTCACCGCGACATGCCCCGCCCAGTGTCCGGCAGGTACTTCGCCTGGATCATCGGAACCCGACAGCCCGCGACGCATGATCAACAGCGAGCCAGGCGGCACCACCTGGTCTGTGGTGGCGATCACCTCGTCGACGGAGAGGAACACGCCGCGCTCCAGCGCCCACTCATACGCCTGTTTCGCGCCACCGAGCCACACGCCGAGCGGTGTGGCTGCCCACACGCCCCGGTCCGTGGCGTCAACGACACGATGACCACCGCAGCCGCGGCGAACCCAGTGAGAGGCCGCCATGCCGCACCAAGGGAGGCCACCACCGGCCCCGATCTGCCAGTAATCGCGGTAACCGTCGACGAGGTGGGCGATCTCGGGTCCCAGGTTGCTGTCCCCGGCCTCCCGAGCCCCCAGGTCGTCCAGGCCGGCGAATGCCGTGGCAGCCGCGCAGTCCGGCAGCTCGACGCCATGCGAGATCGCCCAGTGCTCGAGGCCGTCATCCACGAGCGCCATCCACTGAGAGCGCCCCTCCTCCACGACCGCCGCAGGAGGCACCGCCCGCCCCTCGACCAGGAGGGCGTCCCACGTCCGTGGGCCGACGATGCCGTCAGCTCCCAGTCCAGCCTGCATCTGGAACGTGACCACCGCGCGACGGGTGCCGCCACCGAAGACACCGTCGACGCCGACGGGTAGGCCATGCACCGCGAGGCGCTCCTGAGCGTACGTCACCGCACTTCCGCTGCTGCCTTGTCTGATCGTCTTCAATTCACCCCTCCTCGTGGACGCGCACCACGGTCACCCGAGCCGCCTTCTGCATCGGTTGGCCTGGCTGCCCAGGCATGCCCGGTGGGGGTCCACCAGGAGCCCCAGGCGGGCCACCAGGCTGGGGCTGCGGGGGTTGGCCGGGTGGTTGCTCACCGAAGGGACCGGGAGGCGCACCTGGACCACCGAAGCCGTCGCCGTCCTCCTCCTGGCCGTCATCCATCGCCTGTTGCTGCAGCATGCCGATTGCGGTCTGGTTCAGAATGTTGTTGTACGGGTTTGCTCGGTACTTCTTGAGCATCTCCAGCTTCTTCTCGGTCTTCTTCTTCTTCTTGTCCTTCTTCTTGTCCTCAGGCGACGCCTCGGGCTCCTGCCCCTGCCCCTGGGGATCCTCCTGCCCCTCCTGGTCGTCGGGCTCCTCCTGGTCGTCGTCGGCGTTCTGGGGGAACCCCTCCCCCTCGCCCTTCTCCATCGCCTGGGGTGGCCCTTCCTCGTCGTCGTCGTCGTCGTCGCTCATCATGTCGCGACGCTCCAGTTCCTCAAGGGCCCGAAGGTCGGCGGGCTCGATCCAGAACCCCAAGGGGGTCAATCCCTCCAGCAGGCGCACCTCGTTGGGTGTGCGGCGCGACCTGGTCTCGATCTCCGCGACCTCCGCATCCTCGCGGCCGTTCACGTCGCCGTACTCCCACACCAGGCGCAGATCTGGATGGATCCGCGCCAGCATGGGATCGAAGATCGAGTCGGTCAGGTGGCCCACATCAGCCTGTAGGCCCTCCGCCTTGGCCAGCGAGATCTCCATCTCCCGGTTCGGAGCGTTCAGCGTGGGACCGGCGCCACCGCTCCAGGGCTTCGCGTTGATGACGCTGGGATCCATCCTGTAGTGCGAGCACATGAGCGACACGATCAGGGAAAAGTAACCCTCGAACCCCATCTCGGTGACGGGGGGCTTGAGGTCGATCTTCGTGATCGTGCCGTCCTGTGGGAGCGGCATGATCGGCGGCTGGTGAGCGCGTCGGACACCCTGCGACGCCTGGCGCAGCAGGTCCACGAAGGCGTCGAGATCCTGATCGTGGACGTTGCCGGTGATCCCGAGGATGAAATCGGACATCATGCCGCGCGTGAAGAGTGAGCTGTTGTACGTCCAGGTGTTGAGCCCGGCAAGCAGCGTTTCCGCGCTGTATTCCACATGGCTCGGCTGGTACGCGGCGTGTCGCACGTCCGTGGTCGTGTAGCGCTGCCCCATGATCAGGCGGCCGGGACGGAAGACCCCCTCCATCACGCCCTCACGCACCAGGACATACTCGGCGGTGCGGATGTCGTGACCCACATCAGCCGCGATCATCTCCAGGCACTCCTCGTCGGTGATGCCCGCATAGCCTTCGTCGAACCCAGGATGATCCGCGATCCATCGTTCGAGGTAGAAGAGAGTGGGCCACACCAGCGCCCCGTCCACGGGGCGCCAGCCCACGACGTAGTGCGGATCGTAGTCGCTATACAGCAGCTCCACACACGGCCGGTTGATGGTGAGAAACTCCTCTTCGAGCTGCACAAGGGCCGCTCGGAACGTCGTGCAATACCGTGCGGACGGCTTCGCGATCTGGCGAGCGCCGGTCGCGATCAGGCGCTCGAACCCCTCCGGCGGCGTGGCGTCCGCCTCCTCGTGGTCCTTGTGCACCACCCGCCAGCCCACCGAGCCTTTCTTGCCGCGGTAGGGACGACACAGCCTCGCGACCTGGTGCTGCCGCGCGGCGTGGATGGCGCTCGTGATCACGCTCTCGCGACGGATGCGGCGGAGCACGTCCAGGGGGAGCTCGCTCTGGCCAGTCGACTTGTCGATCCCCATGCCGCCGCCGTCTCGGTGCACGTACCGGGCGGTCGAGGGCATGCGCGGCTTCGTGGCCTCCCGAATGGAGCGATCCCGCATGGTCCGGATCACGTCAGGCGGCACGTAGACGCCACCCTCGACGCTCTGGCGCAACCCCGCACCGAGCAACGTTTGCACGGGGCTCTGCTTCAGCATGGGCACCTGGCCCGCTCTACCTGCCATGTCGACCCCTATGCTTCAGATCGTCTCGGACCCTCATCTCTACCGCCCAGGTAGCCCCACACGCCGGACACGTCCGGCGGAACGGCAACCGGAGGTGCCCCAACTGCTGCTCGATGCCGCGTGCGAGCATCATGCAACACCGGCGTCCCTGCAGGATCTCAAGGCCCGAAGCCGTGCGGCTCTCACCTCGATACGCGTTCTGCTGCAGCCACGCACTCGGGCGTCGCTTGCCTCCACCGGGGTCGCCCAGGTGTTCGATGATCTCGGCGATCGGCGCCAGCCTGTCCTCCACGAGCACCATGGTGGGTGCGGCCCGGGATGGCAGCCCGGAGAACTGGCCGGCGCTCTCCTCCTCGTCGAAGATGGCGCGCCGCATCGCGAGACGGGCAGAATCAGAGAGCATCGGGACACCTCATGGAGCGCGCGAGAGCGCGACATCAGCGTACAGGTTCGCGTGGGCAAAGTCCGCCTGACCGAGGTGAGAAGCACGGATCGTGTAGATCCCCATGCGCTTCGCCGCATCGTTGACGTAGTGGCGATTGAAGAGGACGGCCCGTTGGTGCGGGAAATAGATGTCCCTGCACACCGCCACGGCACCCATGCTGCCGGCGGAGAGGTTCGGGCGCAGCGTCGGCTTGCCGTCCACGACGGGCAGCTGCTGGATCAACGTCCGTGGATTCGGCACCTCGTTGTGGCGGTTGACCCATCTCTTCAGAGACCAGTCGAGGGCCTTCGTTCTGGAGATCGTGACGATGAACGGGAACTTCGCCTCTCCATCCCGTTGGTCGGCTGGGGCTTTCTTGCGGTCCTTCCAGCTGATCATGGACGAGCTTTCCGCCTCAGTGTAGTAGGCGAGCCAAACCCGACCCTCGAACGCCTGCGCGAACGAGAGCACGGCATCCCACTCTGGCTGCGCGTCGAGCACGGCGAACCGGACATCGTACTCGACCATGAGCGAGCCCAGGCGCTTCCACTGGTCCGCTGGCTTGCCTCCCCGGTAGTGCACGACCTCGACGTGCACGGTCTGGAACTTCCCGGACTTCGCCCGCCTCTTGATCACGGCGAGGCCGTACCCCTTCTGCACGTCGTACCCGAGGGCGCAGTTGGACATGTTGCGGCGCCGCCACGTCTCCGACTGGTGAGCGGGCCAGTCGATCTGTTCATCCACGCACGCCATCAGGTGCTGTCGCTGTACCGGCCTGGCGTCGGGGTTCACGAAGGGTCGACCCAACATGTCGTTGTACAGGACCTGTAGATCCGCGTTCGGGTGGTTCCATTCGTACAGCGCCCTCGCGGCGCTGTAGGTCCACAGCGTCAGTTGTGACATCTGGTAGCCGTGAGCGTAGACACCCGGGTTGTGCGGCTCCCACCACCCTTCCAGCGGGTTCGGGATCACGTTGCCGCAGGTCGGGCACTGGAAGACGGCCGGCGGGTACTTCTCTCCATGCC